GAAAAGATAGAAAAGCTCTACGACATCGAGGGACCTCTGGTGCAGGTCGTGGCAAGAATGAGTGCTTGTATTGCTACATGCCCCCTAGGTGACAAACCATACATTGCGTACCGTACATACGGTTCAAATGTAAAGCTCTCTCCTGAGTTTGTTTCCTGGGCCAAGTCACACTTAAGTGGCTTGACATCGTTATACGATGAAGGAATAACTGGTAGGAAAGCGACAGCCAACGAAATAAAAAACTTATATCTTTCGGATATAAGGAGATTGTTCCGAGGTAGTCGATCACTTCTAGAGCCCATACTCATCACATTAAACGTGCACACAAGTAAAACCGACAGGTTAACTTTAAAGGATTTAGTTCCTACTGCGCTTCTTTATTGCGATTTGTTTTTGACGGGTCAGTGGATCAAGTTCATAAAATTTCAGACTTCTTGGTTGTTTAGTCATTATAATAATCAGGAATACCCAGATCAATATACTATGTTTCATAAAAATGGTTATTTGTGCCTGGGAAAACTTCAATCTCATATTGTTCAATATATGAGTCAGAAGCGAGACACCTGTTCTCGTGACCGTAAGAGGTTAAGCTTTTGCTTCAGCATTCTTAATGGGATCAAGAAAGGTATGCCATGTGTGTCTGACACCTTGATAAACGATTCTTTGAAAGAACACGCAAAAAACTTGAGTATAGAGAGTCCAGAACTAACTGAAGAATTCGAAACTTTCGTCTCGAACTCTTTTCATCAACTATTTCCAAAACGCATTGAATATGGTGACATAATAGAAAAGCCCCCCAAGTCTATTAGTATGCGAGCTTGCTTTGAAAACGGTGTTTCCAAAGGAGGTTCGTATTACCAATACTTGAAGGACTATGAAGGAGTCGACATGATGGACCTCCCATCGAGATTCCATTACGTAACCAGATTCCCCGATTTGGTTGGAGTTGTTGTAAACGAGGGCGGAAGGGTTAGTTATCAGGATTTACCCTATAGATACGCAGACGATAAGAGAGCTATATCTACCTGCCATTGGCTTTATTGGTATGCGCCAATTGATAATTTTGAGCATGCAGTTCATGATGCGATTCGATTATCCGAAGTTCGATCTGAAGCCGTAGCATTGCCGGAACCTCTTAAAGTTAGAGTGATAACCAAGTCAAATTATCGAGCAAACTCTTTTATTAATATTATTCAAAAAATACTTTGGAAACAATTACGGAAATTTAAACAGTTTTCGTTAGTTGGTGAAGAAGTTTGTGAGGATTTGATTGTTAATTTGATTAAAGATTCAGACAAAATGGGTCTTGGACCTTGGTTTAACTCTGGCGATTATTCTAAAGCGACGGATACTTTGAGTGCTAACGTAACCAAATTATTAATTAAACATTTGAGCGGTGACCCCATCATTGAAAAGATCTTACGTCAGTCTCTTTGTGATAATATTGTTGATTATCCCAAGGATTCTGGTGTAGAGTCCATCCAAATGAGGGTTGGCCAGCTTATGGGGTGTATTTATTCATTCCCCATCCTGTGTTTAGCTAATTTTCTTGTTTACGCTTTTTCATTCTATAAGTATCATCCTGACCTAGCACACGTTCCTCTTGCTAATCTTCCAGTGTTGGTTAATGGGGATGATATTCTTTTTCGAGATGATTATACCATGTGCAGACTCTGGGAAGAAGACATTAAAACTGTCGGATTTCAGAAATCTGTTGGGAAAAATTATCTTTCTAAGGATTTCATGCTCATTAACTCTCATATGTATTATAAGGACGGAAGTAACATTCCTTACTGTAATACTGGGTTGATAAATGGAAAGAAGAAGGGTGCGAAGTCAAAGGATTTGAATAAGATCAAAGTTAATGGAGAACAATTCTCGAACTTTGTTTCCGCTATTCAAGGTTGTTCTAAGGAATGGATCCAATGTGGTATGTCTTCTCTTCAAATTAGACGTGGTTTTGAGTGGATGTATATAATGAAGGCTAGAAAGATCCAAATGCTGAATCTCGCCATTAATATTTTAGATGGTAAGGTAAATGCAGGTATGGATATCGAGAAACGTAGTAGTCCCTCAATTATTAAGTTTAGTGAAGAAGTCTTAGGTCGATTGGTCTGTTCGATGAATGCAGGACATGATGTATTCCCTTGTACAAGAGAATTGTATAAGGCCTTTGGTCGCTTACCTGTAAAAATTAGCGATCAAGAAGCCATGAAACATAAATATTATTCTCACCATTATAAACAATATTTGAAAGATAAAAAGGATGGTAAACTTCCTGATTATTTTGACCATAGACTTTTTGAGTCTATGTATCGAAGTAATTATGTTGAAGTTTCCCATCACTTGAGATCTATTTCAAATTATTATTTTGATGATGAGGATCCTATTCATGCCTCATGGGTTCTTAACTGGTTATGGGGCACAAACCGTCCATGTCGACAGGGTCTTCGAAATGGAGTATTTTTACGAGAAGATGGGCCAGTATCAAATGTCTCCTCGAGACAGCCAACCTGTGAAACAAATGAGTTGGTTGCTGACACCGTTTGCTGAAAAGCTAGTAAGGATACTTTATTTTAAAGTCCTCCCC